GAAGGATAAAACATAATCAACAAAACTATCTAACTTCATAATCATTCTCTCATTCAATTTATACACGTATTATAGCACATCTGGCGATAATGTCAACCGGTTTTTGCAATTATTTTGAAATAAATTTGTAAGGTTGATCCCACTTACCGAAGTTGACGTCTGTGTAGTGACTACGGTCATAATAATCAATCATCGAATTATCATTATTGTAATACTGAGGACCTTTCATCGCTGAAAGAAGTTCAGACAAGAATGATACAAGAGTAGGATTGTCAGCATAGTGACTCTCGTAGTGATATTCATTCACTTGATAATGACTAGCAGGATTAAAAGGAACTTCACCTTCTTTAATGTTCACAACTAGAGTAGAGTGATTACGAACAGCAATAGATGCTTTAACTTTGTATTTCTTTAGGACTGCCTTGATAGCAGGAGCAAGTGAACTTTTCTTTTCTTGGGATACATAAGCCATATTATATTCTCTCTTTCAATTCAATTTATACACGTATTATAGCACATCTGGCGATAATGTCAACCGTTTTTTTATATAAATATAAAAATAATTCATATTTTTTTAAGGATGTACTGTGACCACAAAATCTACTTATAAGATCATGCTCGATAAGATGGGCGGAACAGACGTATCAGAATACATAGGATTGGCAGGTGAAGTTTTCTGGGATCCTACAGCAGGACAACTCAAACTTTCTGATGGCAGTACTCCAGGCGGAGCAGTTATTTCAATTTCTGGTGCTGCTTTAGGTGTTAGGGAAACAACCTCACCTGTAACAGCAAGTTCTGTTCCTGACGGTGTTAGAGAAGAAATAGACATTACAGGACACAAAAGTTACAACCTATATTCAATCACAACAGATAAAGCGTGTTGGGTAAGATTGTACGATTCTGCCGCAAGCAGAACTGCTGATGCAAGCAGAACACAAGGCACAGATCCTGCTCCTAGTGCGGGTGTAGTTGCTGAAGCAATCTTTACAGGCAATGGCGGAACTGTAAACTTCACACCAGGTGTTATTGGTTACAATTTCGAAGATCCTGTAACATCCAATGTCGCAGTAGCTGTAGTCAATAATCACGGATCAACTCAAAACATAGACATCTCTTTAACCATCCTACAACTAGAAGGTTAATGCTATGATTGAAGTCGATGTTGTTTTAGTTGACGGAACAGATCAACAAGAATTCGTTGAGTCGTATTCACAAAATTCTTCTGTTGATGTTGTCAATCTCCTTGCTCTAATTCCTAACGTCATCATCCTAAATGTTGAAGAATCATATTTAGGCACTTTAAGAGAAGATATCAGAGTAGAATCAGCACACGAAACAGAAGAGCCAGTAGAGGTATCATTACCGCCAATCGTAACTCAAACAGGTTCTGTTGTGGCAGAAAGGTCGCTAGCATCATTAGATAATACCGGACCTGGCGCAAATTACATGCCTATGCAATTATATGTCGATACTGACGTTATGCCTGAAAGTGATGTTAAGATAGGTAATGATCCTGATGATGGTGCGAACTTGTTAGAAAACGTGACCTATTCATCACGATTTTTCGGAAAACATGTTGATATTGTTACATTAGAAGCAGGAACTCCTGACAACTTATACGATAGTCACCACACAGGTCCTCATCCCGATTTTGCTGACCCAGATACTGGCGTATCAAGATATACGCCTGTAGATTGGCCAAACTCTCTCCAAGGGCAAACTAATAATGTTGCGACTAGAAACCAAACATTCTTTAGCAGCCATTCAATAGGCGTTTTAAGTGCAGCGGCAGGAACGCATTGTGGGTTTGCTAAAAAAGCAAATATATTCGCTGCTTATACTGCAAGTAATGCAACAGCACGGGTTGCAGACATAGTCGAATGGCATAATCAAAAAGAAATTAATCCTGAAACAGGACTTAAAAATCCTACAATTATGATTGCGGAATATCAATACTCTCATCAAAAGCGTAGATATGCTCCCTTAAATTCAATCGAATCATTTACCCATAAAGGCGTAACAACAAATAGACCTGAAGGTGGTTGGGGTAATGACCTTACACCTTTTGTCAATGCCAACTTAATTCCATTTAAAGTACAAAATCCTCAAACCAACCAATGGGTATGGACAATACCTTGGGGCAGGGGAAATATCGACACAGGACCTAACACAGCACTAAAAACTGCATTAGAAACTGCATGGGATGCAGGAATAACATGTATTAATCCTGCTGGTAATGGCGGAGAGGTTTACGTGAAAAGAGATGACCCTGAATATACGGGTACGTCTTTTGTTATAGGGCACAATGAGGTATACTTTAGATCTAATATTGATGCGAGTTGGCGTATTACGAACTTTAGCGTATTTGCTGGTGGGACAGGTGGCACAACAATTTACCCTTTCCAGTCATATGGTCCTCATGGTTGTTTAAAAGACAAAAGTATTGATGTTGCTGCTGGACAGAATTCACAAACATATCCAATTTTAGACGGGTATTCAAGTCGTGGTCCCGGAATCGATATTGTCGGATTGGGTTCAGATTCGTATTCTTCAGTACCAGGTAGTACCACCACAAGAACATTTAGTGATGGTGATTGGGGATATTTTGGCGGAACATCTTGTGCTACGCCGACTGTTGTAGGAAAGTTAGCATGCGAAATGGAAAAGTATTATCACTTTACAGGTAAATGGCCTACAAACAATCAATCAAAAGAAATCTTAATAAATCAAGGAAAGGATAAAGTGTTTGGTGTTGATCCATTTGATTGGAGTAATACTCCTGCCGCTTCAGGGACATATTATCGACCCACAGAAATGGAAGACTCCACGGCAGTTAATACTGTCGATCAGAACTATTCTATAAATGGCACTATTCAATTGAGCAACTTAGCAGGAACAACAACTAAAAGAGCATTCTTTAACGCTAAAGGATTCGATAGAGTTTTAAGTCAAGGAAGACGTCCTCAAGAAGGTGCTGTGTATCCTCGTCCTAAGATACGAAGATCGTAAACACATAAATAATTTTATAGATTGATCTGCTTTAAAGATCCGCATATGTTCATGCGTTAAAAGACTACTTCAATCCTATTCAAGGAGAAGTATATGAACAATACGGCAATGTATCGTGGCGCAAGCCAACAAGTAAAAACCTCAAAAGTGAACAGCGAGTCAGAAAAGACCTACCGGGGTGCTGTTTACACAAAACTTCCTAAACAATCAAAAGCGAAAACTGCTCACACTTATCGTGGTGTAGCGTTTACTGCTTAGTTTCGTTCAGGTAAAAAGAGAGGGGGCATTGCGCCCCCTTTCGTCATTATGCGCTTGCTAGCGCACGATAACCGGCGGCTATCACTTTACGACTTGGAGTGCTGAGACGATAAAAAGTCTTGGTACGACCTTTAGTGTCTGTATGCTCATTCGCATATACTGGAAAACCTTTCATTCTTAAAGAACTAACCATCGCACGAGCGTTACCTACGCTGTAGCGTGATTCGATTTGCTTACCAGTCAAGCCTTTATCTGCTCCGTTAAGTGCTTCTAAAACTCGGGCTTGTTTTGATTCAGGGTTTACATTCAAATTCATACTAAAATCTCCATAAATTATAAAAAATGTTACTTCTGGTACAACTTTCCTATAAGTTCCCAGTCATAACTGACAACACCGGTTACAGGGTCTTTCTCTTTTCCCATCTCGAATCCGGTGACTTCTTCGAGATACTTTACTGCCGCTAACTGCTCGGCAAATTCTTTGTTTTCACGATTGTTATTCAAATTAGGTTTAGCAACCCACATAATTTATCCTTATAAAATATTTTGTATTATTCCACTAATTAATAAAATAGTCATTACAACATTCAACAATATTAATGCTGTATCTTTCCAAACGATTGCAACCCACGCCCACATGATTGTTCCTGCTGTTCCAAAGAACATATCATAAGCATACCATTCGGGTCCCATACTCCTGAAGATGACCGCAGCCATCACACATATAGTTGCGACCCATTTGATATACCATACAGGCGGATTAGACGCCATGTTCGTCAGCAACATATCCGCTATCATCACATTCGGTTAGTTTAACTTCACAATGAACTTGCTGGAAACAATCAACATTCTCCCAACCATTCGCTTCAAGGTTTTCATGATAACCATCATCCCATAACTCGGTGACCATATCGATGATTTCTTCTGTTCGATCTTCATCAAACACACCTTTAGGATCTTGCAGATACCAATCACCTGAACAGCCATCCCACATTTCTAAGAATTCATGGTTAGGGTAGTCATTAAGTTCGTGAAAGTCCTCATCAACAGGAGGCGCAAATTGCATATCATCAACGCTATCGTAATCCTCACGCTCTTCGCCACGATTCTTTAACCATTCATTGATTTCTTCTTCTGTTTCAGGGACATTGATAATCCATGATCCTGATCGGAATACTTCTTCGTGAACCACACGATAAGTATGACCGTCAATTGTTTTTTCGAACACATCATACTCAGCAACTGATTTTTTGTATTCTGGTTCCATTAAAAAGTGTTTCATAATATAATCCTAAATTGAGTGATTCTTTCTATACAATTCTCGAACATCTCCTAACTTCTTAAGATGCTTGAATACGGGTTCAACAAACACTTGCGGTTCGTTGTCATCAACAGCAATGATTATCGCTGTTTGTTTAATCGCAATGCCTGTTTGCTCAAAGAAAGCAGCAGCATAGAATGCACCTTGCATAAAGTAACTTTCGATCCATTCTTTCTTTTTAGGTTTGCGACTTGTTTTGAAGTCGATGATTGTGAGTTCGCCATCAAGTTCAGCGATACAATCTACACGACCAGCGATTTGGAATTTATCGCTGTACAAAGGAACTTCTTGTGCCCAGATGTTATTCACCCGGGATTCTAATACTGGTTTGATTGTGTTGAAAGTAAAGATGTTGGCAGGCATGAAACCTTTTGACCAATCCTTTACGTTGTTGAGATAGTTCTCGGCGAGTTCGTGAACAGCAGTTCCACGAGTAGATGCTTGCGCAGATATCTTGTTAGCAGTTTCTTCGCCAACACGCTTTTTCCACGCTTCGATTCCGCCTTTAGACAATTCGCCTAAGACGGTTGTGATAGAAGGATATTTATTTCCTTCGGGGGTCACATAAGTCCTTCCAGAAGATAATGTTTCACAATCTAACTCTGGGAGGTAGTGATCTGTCTTTACGTGATCAAACATAGTATATCAAGTTTCCTTATTCAATACGTGTATTATACGTTAAAAGAAACCTTTTGTCAACCGTTTTTGAAAAATAAATTACAAATCATGACAACTTTTCATTTATTTCAGCAATAGTGTAATTTACTTGCGGATTTCTGACTGCTTCAATATCAGGTGTTCCTATAATCGCCCCGCCATTATTTTGAGATGCTAAATCAGAGGGTATCGTGAAATTGCTGAACTCAGACTGAGGGTGTGTCACAATATTGCCACTATATCCCATTAAGTGTGTTCCTTTAGCGAAATATGCAAGATCTCCGTAAGGCGAACTTTCGGTCGGGGATATGGGTTCCTTAAACATTGGAGGATCGATGACTGTTGGTACATTGTTTGCATCAGAAGTCCCTTCTGTTGTTGCAATATCTCTTATGTACTTTCGCATATCAGAAACAGATGTTGTCGGGTAAGCTTGTAATATCTGAGCAACCATTCCTCCGACCTGAGGACATGCAAAGGATGTTCCTGTTGCTATATACGTATAGGACGTTCCTAATGAAGCAAGATTAAGATATACATTTTCACCTGCTGCACAAGTATCTACTCGATCACCTTTATTAGAAAAAGATGCTATGATTTCTTTATATATGGTTGTTGCAGTTCCTCCTGAATATTGTCGGTCAAAGTCACGATAATAATACAGCGTTTCAGTGTTGGTATTATTATAAATATTCGAAGAAAGTGCGCCAACAACTATTGTATCGGGCCCAACATGCCATCCTGGGCGATTATAGAAATAAAGTTTATGTAGTTCCTCTGGTGAAGACGTGAGAGGGTCAATATATGCATTGTTATAATCAGGGTTGGTCGGCAAACACAATTTTGCACCAGCGTTTCCGGCGGCAACAATATGATGCACTCCTGCATCTGTCATATCTTTAACCGGTTCCATATATACAGCATATTCAGCATTATATGTCGCATCGTCTGAAGCCATGTCAATGAATTCGGCTTGAGCTTCACCAACTTCATCATTAAAACTATAGTCAACCTCAGCACCCTGTTCAAATTCATAAGGTGCATTTGCTTGACTCGGCAAATCAATATATCCTGATCTCGGGCAAAGATATTTTCGACCAAATGCACCTGATGATATATCTCCGGTTGATCCGAACGATATTTCTTGTACAGGAATTTGTGCTCCTCCGCCAGGTGCTAATTTAAAGTATAATCTATTTCTGAAAAGCAATCCTCTTGCTTGATCTGTAGTATCCAATTTTTTACTGAATGATGAAATAACAACAGTCGGACGGTCGGCGTCAGCAGTTCCAGCTTTTGCTTCATGAAACAATCTAGCACAATCATAAAAATATTCAAAAGGATCTTTTCCTGCATTATTCATTTGATTTCTGGGAAACACATAAATTTTTGACCCAGTTGCCCAACCATAAGTATTACTACATGCTATATATGCAACTGCTTCAGAATGTTGTATACTAGAGTCTGATGCCCCTGATCTTCCGAACAATGTCGAGTTATATTCAACCGTAGGCAAAGCGCTCATTCCTGGTAATGTGTTCCACTGGAATGATTCTAATCTAGTCACCCCATTCGTATAAAATTCAGTATCTATACGTTCCAATATTGTCCCTAAAGGCATTATAATATCAACACCCGTACCATCTAGGTCTGTAGTAGTCGTTCCGTCATTATATGCAGGATGTGTGTAAGTACCTGATTGATCGGTATTTGAATCATCTACAGCAATATTATTTTCCTCTACCCCTCCGCCGGATTGAGGAGTAACATTGTCTGTAATACCGCCCTGGTGTCTTAATAGACCCCAATTACCTGCGTATGTTGTAGAATATCCGCCAAGCAAATGATGTTTTCTCATTCTACGATAATTTACTGTTTTTGTTAATGTATCGTCATCTTCTCCTAATGACGATATTGGCGCAGGGGCATTAACAAATTTAACACTATCGTGATCTCGCAAGGTTTGCGCTTGGGCATCCGTACATTCTGCGATAAAATATGTTGACCTAAAGGATATCTCGTCAACGACCGAAGTCACCGATGAATACAAGTCAGATTGGTTTACGCCATCTTGGAGAACAATGTGATAGTTATTTGTCATGATTAATTCCGTTGTTTTTATGTATTTATTAAACTATGCGTTTTCTAGTTCAGTTATTCGTGCAGTTAATGCTTCTATCTGCGCTTGTTGCTCTTGTATCGCTTTAGTCAATACAGGTATTAAATCAGCAGCAACTGTCTTGTACGGATCTTCTCCTTCAGGTGATTCATCTGCCCATTCACTTACCATATCTGGGAAAACTTGTTCGAACTCCTGAGCAACGAACCCACGATCATTCGAAATACCACTTCCCTTACCTTCTTTCCAATCAAACTTTCTGGGTTGTAGCTGCATTATCTTAGATAGTCCGTCATCCAGATCTCTAATATTTTCCTTCAATCTTTCGTCTGAAAGACTTGCAATGCTAGTAGCTCCGGCGTATATCTGGCCGTTTCTGGTGACATAAAATCTCCATGAGTTGCCCGCTCTTACATACATTGTGCTGAGGTCTTGATTTCCCAGAGCAGAAATTACTATGCCATTTTTTGCCATATGCACACCTGGCACCTCAACAGAACCATTTGATTTGCCTATCAATACATCACCGCTTTGTCTGATCGTCATTGCTCTAAAGTCGGAGGAGGCCCCTACAGCTACAGCATCTTCTATAGAATTAGCAGAGGATATTGGAGCAGTAGTGGTGGTGCTAATATCAAAACAATGATTAGATGCATAATGCCTGATTCTATCTGAACCGCCACCCGCACTTTCAGTATCATTCAATTTCATAAATAACAATTCTGAAGTTTCGCCCCTTGAATCACTTGAGGATCTAGGTTCGGCACCATAAATTCTTTCGCCGATATATGTGTAGCAAAAATCTCCGTTTTGATTATCGTTACTAGTACCTTTAAATGCAATATAATTACCATATATTGGGTTGTTTGAGTGACTATCGGATAGAGTGCTAGAAATTTTCAATCCGCCGATTTTTGCCTCTCGGGTGGTTGTGTCACCATTAGTCAACACTCGGTCAAGATCAGTATCTTCATGCAAATCTCGGATATTCTCATCCATCTCATTATAAGTTAATGCACTACCTTTTGTTCCTCTTTTAACAATCGTCATGATATTATTCCTGAATTTCCGTAATATATTCCAACATAAGATGTCGTTGTTCCTGGCGTGTCTTCCATGTAATCTGTTGACACGTAATTAAATAATTCTTTTTCGGCAGCAGTTAGTTCTTCTGTGAACTGATAACAATCTTCAATTAAATCGTCCTTTTCGTCAGGATCTGTTTCTGCTGCTATTTGTGCTAATAAAGATGCGTAATTTGGTTTAGACATTTAATTTGCCCACACTTTACTTGAACCTGTTGCTGCTGCATTTCCGGCCCAAGAACCATGACCAGAAGTCGCATCGCCTTTTCTATGAACTCCTTTGCCTTCAGCAAATACTTTACTCGACTTTCCAGATACTGGATCGCCACAACCTGTACTTCCTCCGTCTACAACAACAAGATTACTCTCGGCATACACTTTGCCTTGCGCAGCATTTGTGTAATTTGTTTTGTGAAACGGGTTAGGAGTAGGACTTGCGTGTCCTATGTGCGAATCAGCACCTTGTCTAACTACTTCTGGCATTATAACCCCATTCTGTCTCGTTCTATAATGTACGATTTAACAAGATCGCTTCGTACAATATCTTCTTTTAAAAACTCTATAAACTTAAACTCTTTCATATTGCCAATGATGCTCATGAATGTCGTGAGTCCCGATTCTTCTTTAAATCGAACAGAAGTCAAATCATCCTGTTTTACGTCACCAGCAAATATGATTCTACAATTCTCGCCCACCCTTGTCATAACAGTATGCAGTTCTTGATCATTCATATTCTGCATCTCATCAACTACAATGATACAATCATCGAATGTTGATCCACGTAGAAATGATGTTGATATAAATTCTACGTTGCCCCGTTGTTTGAGGATCTCGTAAGCGTCACCTCTTCCGAATAGTTTGTTACAAATATCGTAATAAGGTCCTTCGTAAACCTTTGTCTTATCTTTCGCACTACCTGGCAAGAATCCCATATCTCTTGACGGAACAACAGATCTAACAATGTAGATCTTCTTATAGTGCGCATTCTTTTCTAGCAATTCCATGATACTAAAATACAATGCAAGGAATGTCTTTCCTGTGCCTGCGATGCCGTGTAACATTAAGTTGTTACCTTCTCTCCATGATTCAAAAGCAATCTTCTGATTCATTGTCATAGGTTTAATATCTTGATCAATGTTAAACCCTGGTCCAAATGCTACACTGTTATCCTTATCTAATACTCCCTGTTGCTTCAATACTCGTTTTTGTTTTTTTGTTAGTCTTGACGATTGGTTGTTTGCAGGCATTAGTATCCTTATCTAGTGTTAATTGACGACTTCTCAGTTCCTTTAGAATTACCCTTCTTTATTGTTTTCAAAAGATCGTTAAAGCTATCAGGCGTCTTAGTCACGCCTAATTTAATTGGGTCACCTATTGGCGGCGCTTTGCTGATATGTGGCGTCATGTGTGGGTTTTCTTTCAAATATTGCTCTCGTTGAGAAATCGACATAATTCGGTTCTCTTCAATCTCACCCGTTTCAACATTTTTAAAATCATAAATTGGCATTATTTGCTCCTATAAAAAAGGCGACCTTTATGGATCGCCTTCATAATCCATCAACATTATTTATACAATATTATTGTAGATTTCTTTCCAGTTTTTCAATACCGGGATGTTATTGTTAGAATAATCCTTGTTGTGTGTATGTTCAACAAGAATCGACTTTAAACCTAAATCGTAACCGACCTCGGCATTTTTGATCTTATCTTCAACCCAATAACATTGAGTGTCTTTATACTCAGCAAGTGCTTCGTCTTTGTCAGCACCCGTATCTAGATAAGTGTATTTTTCGAACACAGAAGGACCAAACATTTCAATTAGGTTCTTTGTTCTTAAATGCTGAGCATATTGATCGTTGCTCAAACTCGTAACACAATGGAAGATATAACCATGTTCTTCGTGCAATTTTTTAACGTATTTGATAGCGTCTCGTAGAGGAGGAAGTTTACGAATTGTCGCACTTTCGTTAAACATGCGAATCAGACGCTTTATGTCTTTTTCAGGCATGCCGTACTTCTCTTTCATTTGATAAGGACCATCAACAGCGATCTCGTAACCGTGTCTTTTCATCCATTGATCAAACGAATACTCCCAATCGAGTAAAACACCATCACAATCTACTAGAATAACTTTATTTTTCATATTTTTCCTTAATTTCTCATTTCAGTATGTATTATAACACACTGAGCGAAATTGTCAACCGGTTTTACCCGAAATATGAATCTTTTTGCCTAGCTTTTTGTTTTCTTGCTTTTTGAATATCGCTTCGCTTTTTGTCGTATCGCTTAGAGTCAGTTTTCTTAAATTTCTCAGAAGGTTCTGATTCTTCGTACCAATCACGAAATCCTTTATTCTTTGCCATAAGTATTACTCTTCCGTTGCTTCAGTTTCTTGATCTTTTTTACCTTTCTTCGATTCTTTTTCAGGAACCAGCCCAGGACACAATCCGTTAATGACAGATGGAGGTAAACCCTTTAATGGTTTTTGTGCAATCATATTAATCAACAACTCAGCGTCAGTAGGATGCACAGATTCAAGCATTTCAATAAACATGTTTTCACGTTTTGCCTGCTTTAAGTTTTCGCCGCCATAACCTTTCACAAAATAGTTCAGCTTTCTCGCTTCACGATACAGTGCACCATACGTGTCAGGATGCTCTGTTGGAGTATAAGGCGGTGCACTATTAGGGATATTAAACTCCAAACTCTTATCATACATAAGTTTTAAGATATTTCTCAACTCTTTAGAATTGTTTTGTTTTAAATATGCAATCTTGTCCACCTTCTTTTGAATTTTGATTGCTTCGTTTACAATTTCGCCTAAACCTAATGTCGTACTCATTTTAAAATTCCTGTATATTTTCCATTAAATGTCGTAATCTATTTTTGATGAAATAATTAAGTAATTGACTTCTATCATTTACATCATCGCTATTGTATTTATCAATTGCTTCATTTTTAATATCTTCGGGAATCATTGACAAATCAATAAGCATTTCATTACGTTTGAAGTTACGTTGCACCTCTTCATTGCGATTTTCAGGTGTTCTCCATTCAGCAATGCGTTTCTTTGTGACAGGTTTTTGTCTTGTATTGACTACAAAACAGTTGTCAGCAGAAAGCACATTAGGCACACCATCAGATGCATCACCCTTAAGGATGTGTTCGTATAGGAACTCATCAGGATTTTCGTGGCGAATCCATCGCTTACGTGTAGGATCATACTGTTTTACGTTTGCATATTTGTGTAGTTGAACATAGTCCTTATCGCCTGATAGGATCAAGATAGGTTCACCGATATTTAACTCACGACCTTCAAGGTGAACAATCGCACCAATAATGTCATCTGCCTCAGCAGTTTCGATTTGAATAACTTTGTAGGGAAAGAACTCTTTTAACTCTTCACGAATTTTGTTAAGAGAGTTGAATATTGACGACCAATCCATTTCTGAATCTTCACGACTTTTCTTTCGTGCCGCTTTGTAGTATGGGAACATTCGCCTACGCCAATAGTTCCTATCATCAGCACAAATAACAAGTTCTCCAAACTCTTTGTTAAACTTGTTTCGATTGAATCGTAATGTATTTAAGATCATATGCCTAAGCATACTTTCATCTAGTTTCGCATCAGTGTGATTCCCTATCTGTGCCATCAGATTTGAAATCATCACCTGATTAAGATCTACTAAGATCATAACTTACTCCATTATTTTTCATTATCATAAAATTATATATTCATTCTGGAAATGGTTCTTTTCGTATGGCATCAAGAATGTTGTCCAGCGCTTCACGAGGATCGTCAATATCAAATACTGTATCAGCAACTGCCTGATACGCATAATCTTGATTACTAGCACGATGAAACAATGCTCTAATCGATTCGACAATACTCACAATATCAAAAACAGTATCAGGATTACCTTCAATGTCATAACCCATGACTTCCATTGATTCAACGACTTCTTTAGCAATCACATAAGCGAACGACAAACTAAATGTTCCATAATCATTCGTATCATCAATTGTTTGTCGCAAGTAACTAAAATCATCAAGATCGTCTATTTGCTTTTCTAGTTTCTCAAACTCAAGTTTTTGTTTAAGTTCAGCAACTGCTTCACGAAAGTCAATTACTTTGCTCATTTGTCTACTCTTAACAGGATACAATCTGCGTTAATTCTTCCTGTAGGTTTCGACTCTTTAGTTGTCAATGCTTCGAACAATTTATCAAACTGTCGAACGGTCTTTTTCAATGCAATCGGGATAAACTCTTGAGGTTTACGCAGAGTCTTTGTCCTGCCTTTATCAAAGTCAAATCCTTGTAGCGTTGTGCCTTTGATCTCAAATCCGTCACGTCTATCAGTAACATACTCAGTTAACGTGCGTGTCTTTGTGTTTAAGACAAGTAAACGTCCAGCGCCTATGATCATTGCAGGATTAATCGAAACAACCTTTAGATCACGATCTTCTTTCTGGTATTTCAAGGTTGCGATTTGTTTATCTGCCGTCTTAGGTTTAGGTGCTCGTGTTTTACGTTGTGCCTTACCTGCTTGAACAATACGGTCAAGATCTGTCAACATATCTAAACAAACTTTGATACGTCTTTTGAGTTCAGTTCGTTTGACATGTTCATGCGCTTCCATTGCCTGTTCGCACTTCTTGTCATATGCATCAGAGTATTCGAGCAACCAAAACTCTACGATCTGTCTTGCGAAAGGAACGAATGCGGGTTTCAGGTCATGTTTCTTGAATCGAGCATATAGATCAATGGTCGACTTTTTGCCTGAAATCCAATCTTCTTCTAGATCATCAAGTTCAACAGCAAGCGTTGCATTGAATTTGTTTTGCATCAACTGCTTAGGATTCAATCGGACAACAGGTGTCTTGGCTTCGTCAGGGTCACCTTTTCTGTCTTCGATGATCTGATTTCCACGATCAATCAATCCTTCAAAATACGGACGACACTTATCACGATATTCTGCATACTTACCTTCAAACTCTAATCCGTTGTTCATCCAATGAATCGTAGCAGCATGAAAAGCAAACATGTATAGCGTGTATTCTGGATTAGCAAGGATTGACTTAGCGTCATCTTTACTGAAATCTTTTCTCACATAATCTTTTACAAGAGTAACAATCTCTTTTCGTTCAACCTCAAAGTGAAAATAATCTTTACACTTGACAAAGGAATCCATTGGCGCACCCTTAATACCTGTAAGTTTGCGTCTGCGTACTGTCTTCTTTTTAGGTTTTGCAATTGCCATCTATAACTCCGATTCGTTTCGTAATGTGTACATTGTACATTATCTGAAACACTTTGTCAACCACCTTTTAAGATTAATCTCATCAATTTATTCCAATCTTCCTTGCGAGTGTTCCAATCATACTTATAATCTGCGATAACTTTGGTAGTTTCTGTATTACTTCTGACATAATCAAAATTAAACTCGTGTATCATAATTGCCTTTTTTAACTCGGCATAAAAAGTATCAACGTGTTGCTGTTTATTATCAATAAAAGGATACATTTGAGATAGTCCTAAACTTGTCTCTTTTAACGCACCTAAAGCAGAGTGTACACAATAGCATCCAGCAGACAGTGCTTCAATCAAGCAAAGACAAGACGTTTCTTGCCACACAGAAGGATATGCGAAGATATGACTTTTTTGAAGAACCTCCCTAATCTCATCGTTTGATATTGATTTATGATATGTTATGTTCGGATGCCCGTGCAGCAGTTTGAACAAATCTTCATAGTCCTTATCTCTTTCACCCCATCCATACAAATCAAAAGATGAATAAACATCTAAATGTAAATTCTTATGCTCTGTAGACAATTGATTAAAAGCTGCGTAGAGATAATCTAATCCTCGATGAGGTGTCGAAAAGTATACTATGCGTAACTTATCGTCTTTTGGGTCAGGTTTAATGTGAAGTGGGATGGGTTCAATCGCATTATATAACACTGTTCCTGCACTATAAGGAACACCAAGATACATAAAATATTGTTCTTGTTGCCAATGCGACACAAAAACTAATTTATCAAATTTTCTCCATCCTTCATTAGCAAGATGCTGAACTTCTGGGTCAGTTGCAAGATCATGAAGAACAAGTATTTTCTTTTTTGTGTCGTCTAGCTCTTTGACACGACTGTGAATAATTTGAAACTGCTCTAATAATTCTGGATCACAATCATTTTGTATGCGAGCGGCCATGAGTTCTGTTCCTCCCATGGCGCTCTCATATTGTCTTTTAGTCGACATATTTTACGTCTTCAGCACTAATTGTTTTCAGGTTTGCGAGACAAAAAGATCTCCATCCATCTGCTTTGATGTCCCAAACAGGAAGCGCAGTCGGTTTTTTATCTGATTTTGATTTCGCAACTTTGTTTTCGGTATCATCAGGTGCTTCAGGAATAACTGCAGGATCAAGTGTTGCATTCATTACTCTTGTGCTGCCGTCCAACTTTTTAAAAGATATTACTGTAGTTCCAGTTTTTAATTTTTCAATCAATTCATCAAGTGTTATTTCTTTAGTCATTCTATAATGCTCCCATTTCCATTTCATGTTTAATCATTTTTGTAAAATTGTCATATCCGCTGACACGTATATTCTTCCAAATCACTTGCGGGACATTCAGTTCTCCCGGAAATAAATCTCTAAACTCAGATGTGACAGGTTCTTCCATCACATTTTTATGCATATAAGGAATGCCTAATGATTGACACAACTGCTCACATTTTAAGCAATGAATGCAACCTGACATCCCATATATGACTGCTACATCACTTTTTTGCATCTTTCTTAGCAGCGCTCTCCGCAGTTACTTTTGCGCAATCATCGACAGCAGATGGCTCATCCTTCTTGCCAAAGATTGCATCCCAATTATCCTCAAACTTCTTTTTATCGACAGTCGGACGTTGCTTGCTTCCTTTACCACCGTGTGTTGCACTCATTTTACCGATGCCGCTAGTTCAGTGTAACCGCCAACATAACCCCAGTCATCTCCGTCAACAGTAAAGATTTGTGGGACAGTTCTAAATTCTTTACCTGCAATTTCCATTAAGCGATCTTGCTCGCCAGGAGCAACTTCGGTCAAACACTTGTAATCATACTCCAAACCTTTTTGCTCAAGGACTGCTTTTGCTTGTCTGCAATAACCACAGACGGGTGTTCCTATAACTACATATTTCATTTATTAGTTCCTATCTTTCCAAGAGTTAATCATTACTTCTATTAAATCATCAGGAAGAGTTCCATACTGTGGGTTTTCTTTCCTGACAAATTCATATGCTGTTTTTTCGTCAAGTTCACTAACATCGACAATCATTTCGTCAAGCATACGTTGCGATACAGGATTGACTTCTTCTGCCATTACACACTCTTCTGCCCATCCTAATTGTACAGGTGCATCAGGGTTCAATGCTTGCAATTCATCTTTCGGAATCACATACCTATGCTTGAAATGTACAATTGAATCTACAATCACATATCTTCTACTCATCGATCAAAGTGCTCCATCTTTTGAGTTTATTTGTTTTGACTATTGCACGATCTTTTAGTTCATCCCAATCAGTCAATCCATATTTAACCATAAGATCAATCATACAGTAAACATCACCAAGTTCTTCAACTAACGGCACTTTTTGATTGGTTTCTACTTGATCAACAGATTCGTACTTGCGCATAATTTTACTGCATCGTTGTGTCAATTCGCCACATTCTTCCATCGTGATTGTCATCAACTGCTGTAAGTTATTGATGGGATTGTTTTTCATCACACAACCGCTTTGATGAATAACCTATCTATAATCGCCGCTTTTTTCCCGTCAATATTGATGGGCATTGATTTAGGCCATTCTAAATAAACTTCATCACCTTGTTTGATTTCACCTTCTGCTTGAATCGCAGGACTAACAGCAAGAACTAATCCTGGTTGAACCGCTTTATCAATCTTACCTGGGTCGGTTAGGATAATGCCGCCTGCTGTTGTCACATCTTTTTCAATTTCTGTCACGAGAACATTATTACTCAACATTTTCATACTATTATATTTCCTCTCTGATACTTCTAAACTCAAGTTCTAATCTGAATGCTCGCTTAAATTGCGGAACAATATCAGACACATTTTCTAATACTGCTTCAATATGATCAGTTGACATACCAGACAACTTCTTATATGTGAGCGGTTGATCGCCATTAGGACCACGACTACCCCATTCCATTGCTTCACGAACTTTATCGAACGGGTCATCATCCCAAACAGTATGATGAATCTCATCGCCATGCGCAGAACATCTTACATAAGATAGTCCGCCATCGATCATATATGTTTTACCATTTTCATCAGTATACTCTTGATAATCATGTCTGTGTCTTGATTGTAGAATTGTTCCGTCTGGCGTCTCAAGACAGTTCTTAATTAACTTTGCGCCATTATTTTCCATCAGCTATTTCACTCCAATGTAAATCGATTCGTGAGTCACCCTTTTTGTTCCAGTGCCATTCGACACCGCATTCTTCAATGATGGGTAATATTTCTTTCAAGTTCTTAACGCCTTCCTTGTCGCCGTTGAAACAGAATGTTGAATAAGTTTGTTCATAATAAGTATAATGAGGATAGACACAATACTTACGATTTTTAATGTCTAATTCCTTTTGCATTTCTTCTGGCAACACATAACCCATGCCGTTACAAATCTCACAATCATCTTCTGTTTCATTGTCCCATCCTTCACCGCAACAAGGATCGCACTCTTCACCTTCTTCATAAAGGTCAATTTGACAATCTTGTTCGTGATTGAATAGGACTTTAGCGAGGTCAACATCCTTGTATTCTATCGGGTTCCCGTCTTTGTCCTCACGAATAAGATAACCATCCTTGTCGTATTGAGCATCAAAGTAATCAGGAACATCCATCCATGCACATGATTGACAACAAGCGTGTCCCCATCCGCAATACCAACCCTCTTCTCTTAGGCGGTCAAATAGAATATCAAGTCTGTTCTTTTTCATTAGATGATTAAACCACTCGTTGCTTGACGATATGCTTTAACAATTTCTTCATTAGTTTTTACGGTGAAGATTACGCCGCCAGCACTAAGCAGAAGTTCAGGAGGATTTTCAATTCCTGTCAAACAAATTCCACGAGCGAAGCCCATTGAACCTTCTTCTTGCCCCGCCACAAGCATTTTGGGATCTTTTAAAGTCACACCTGCTTCCGTTGCAGAAACAAACTTACCAACAAACTCGCCGCTCAAAGTTGCGACTGATACAACATCATTTTTATCAAAACTCATTTCAATTTCCTATTTTAAATTAATAATTCTTTCACACATAAAATAACTACTGCTAACAAACCGGAGGCAACTAAACCAAATAACGAACCCCAAAGGTAAAAGTTAATGTAATCATCGTCTACTATTTTCTTTTTCATTGCAATAAATCCTTATGTTTTTAGGCATAGTGATTTATTTATTCATCTTTTTAACGATCTTCGTGTTTTTCGTGAGATAATCCTAAACCCACTGCTTCAAACACCGCAATGACAAAACCTAAACTTCCGATTGATATTGCCAAACCATACAATGCATCTACTAGCATAATAATCTCCTGACTCATTTTGATTGATATAGCGTTATTATACAACAATCAAAACCTTTTGTCAACCAGTTAATCCCACAGGTCCTCATAATACTTTCCGAACAACCTAAATCCATTTTTGATTCTGTGATAACTTTCAACTTGATCTCGTTCAAAGATCATTCTTTCCCTGGGCGAACAAAACACTCTTTCAGTGTCGCCATCCCATTCACCTACTTTATGCTGGAATGCGTAAATCATTTCTGACATTACATAATCCCATCGCTCGTGAACTTTATCATCGCCATGTAACCTTTCAGGAACATCGTGTAATTCGACTTTTGCGGAACCGTGTCCTGTTTTAGCGAGTTGCATCAACGAAGGCAAGATTATTTCTGCTAACGTACAATCCATTGACCATGTATCCCAAGGATCAATTCTAACTTGCGTTTTCTGTTTAGGAACATATCCAAACCATTGAAAAAGATATCTATGATACCATCTATCTTTAGGAAAATCACCTATATTTACTTTCATGCTAAAATTTCCGTTATCCTTATTGCTAGATTAGTAAACCATTCCTCATCGTGACCACGAGTCGTTTCTGCCGCTGTACCTATACGAATACCGCTTGTTTCAACGAATGATCGTGGGTCGTTCGGAACGCCATTCTTGTTGACTGTGATTCCACTATCTTCTAATATGTCTGCCGCTTCACGACCACTATATTGACTATCGCTTAAATCCATCAGAATGATATGTGAATCTGTCCCGCCTGTTTGAACAGGAAATCCTCTTTCCTCAAACACTTTACACATCGCTTTCGCATTCTTCACAACCTTTGTTGCATACTCGACAAACTCTGGTGTTGATGCTTCGATAAAGCATTGTGCTTTTGCGGCAATGATATGCATCAAAGGTCCGCCTTGAGTGCCTGGAAATATTGCACTATTGATCTTTCTTGTGTAATCTTCGTTGTTCCATAAGATTACTCCGCCTCTAGGACCTCTTAGAGTCTTATGCGTAGTCGATGTAACAACATCAGCATATTGCATAGGACTGTCATACGCACAACCAGCAATCAGACCAGAATAGTGTGCCATATCTACGAGTAAATATGCACCAACCTCGTCTGCAATATCTCTAAACTCTGCCCAGTCAATTTGTCGTGGGTATGCACTTGCACCCGCAACAATCATCTTTGGCTTATGGCGTTCTGCTAACATTCTAACCTGATCGTAGTTGATGTAGCCATTCTCTTCAACACCATACGAAATCGCATCGTAAATCTTACCAGAAATATTTGGTGGACTACCATGACTTAGATGACCGCCACTTGCCAAATCCATTCCAAGAATAGTATCACCTGGCTTGAGAAATGCTTGATAAACTGCTGTATTTGCGTTTGCGCCGCAGTGAGGTTGCACATTTGCATAGTTTGCGCCAAATAACTCACACAAGGTATCGATTGCTAACTCTTCAACTCTATCCATGTTATCACAACCATTGTAGTATCGTTTACCAGGATAACCCTCTGCGTATTTGTTTGTGAATACGCTGCCCGCTAACTCCATGACTGCATCACTGGCAAAGTTTTCGCTCGCAATCAACTCAATTGTTCTTCCCTGTCGATTAGTTTCACTTCTCAAGATGTTACTTATTCTTCTATCCATTCTTCCTCTTCTTTTATGTCAGGATGCTCTAACCATCGTTCATGCATATAATACCACTCATATGCCTTTTCTTTTGTTTCGAATTGTGGGCTCAATGCAACATTATTGTCGCTAACCCAAAACCAAACAATCTGTATTTTGTTTTTGTTACATTTTATCAACTTCATGGACAGTACCCAGGTTTACACCTATTGTCTTGTTTAATCGACTCATAGGGATATTATCCTGTGAGAGTTCTAACGCTTTTTGTTTCATATTCACATTAAAGTTATCACGAAACCAAATATCAACTCTATCAGCGATGTCAATCGCTTTGCGAAAGATCTTACCTTTCCATTTGTTTAATATTCGCATTAAAATAGCTCCCTCTCAGTTAGCACAAGAAACTCCATCTCGTTATCTTGTGCGTACTTTGTAGCGGCACTCCACTTTGCTTTATTCACCTTCATTGTTCGTTGTTGATGCGGTTTTATCTCAACGATTTTTTGGACTTGATTTCCATATTTATCAATCATATCAACCCAGAAATCAGGATAATATGTTCGATGCTTATCTTCGAATACATATGGAATTTTTATTTCTTCACTTGACCATGATAAAATTTGTTCATTGCGGTCGCAATAAACCATGAATAATCTTTCCCAACTACTGCGGTAGATTATTTGTTTTGCATTGCCGTTATATTTGCTGGCATTTTTTAAAATATACTTGCCTTTGAAATGTGATCTAGACATGGGTGACTTCCCTACACTCTTTAAACCTGCGCATCGAGGTTCTTACTCCGTAGTCATCGTCTGTATTGTCAATTGAGGCGGCGAGACCACATAGCAAGATCGCTCGAAATAAATTACCCATCAGATTTAGATTGTGACTCCTTTTTTGCTTTGACTCGTTCTTCCCAGGCACGCTGTCGATCTTCAAGCAGCAACCATGCGCCATGTAGGCAAACATATACAAAAAACATAATACTACATGCTACGAATATTTGAAATAAATTAAGTAAAATTTCCATCACCAGTTCCTCATTATTTATACGCACCCGATCATAACTTCGATCTGTGGATACATCTTTTCAAAAGTTTCTAACCATTCATTAAACTCAGGTGTCAGATCGTCACAGTTAACTGCTACAAGTCGTAATTGCTCACCTGTTTGTTCGTACACTGTTCTGAACTTCATATGATCTTCATCAGTCGCATCTATGCACATTGAAGCATACTGCGTACGCATAAAGTCGTCTGAATCGAAATACGACACTAATTTGTTGATTGACCAAGATTTAGGCAACAACACGACTCTGCCTTTCTGGACATATTCATCTGCTTGATTATGACAAATGACGGGATTCAATTGAACCCCATCTTCTAAGATTTTACTTAAACATTCCATTCCGACTCTTCCTCAACGGCGTATAACGCACATTGAATATACTCAGTGTCTTCATCTTGCAAATGTGCCCAATACAAACTAATTTTATCAATTAACTCACACACCTTGACGGGATCAGTCAAATGAACTTGTGTCTCCATCATTTGCTGTAAGTCGTCCATCATCGGTGTAACCTTTTGGTATATGCGATTCATAAGTTTTCCTACCACTCCGCTTCTTCCAGTGCCATATAGGCAAGTTCTCTTGCATAATCTTCAGCCAAATCTTCCGGCCAACCTTGTGCAATCGCTTTGTTATATTGCACCTCAAACTCTTTTTCCAACAACCTTTCGTTTGAACAGTTACTCATAATCTTCTCCCAGATTCACACTACGCCAAAAATTAGCAGCGGCTTGTTCGTCATTGCTAAACAGATTTTTGTGTTCAGCAACGAACTCATTAAGTTCCATAGTTTCTGCTGCATCAAATAAAACATCTTTTAACTTTGCCATCATTTCACCTTCTTGAACTTTCGTCTTGATTTTGAGAATTGCTTTAGAGGATTCTTAAATTGTATTACTTCCGAAGTACCCTGTTTAACATACGCAACACAATGACCAGCAGGGTTGAGTATATAAGTATGATTAGGCATATCCCAATCAGTCACTTCTTGTAACCAAGTATTCATGCTGATAACTCCTCAGCAATCTCCTCGAACAACTTGTGGTATAGATCTGCAGTTTCGTTAACAGGGTTAAGACGCATACAGACATCAGCGTCAACGAAATTCCAATTGATTTCGCCGGCAGTGCCAGCAACGATATTTTGAGGATCGGCGATTGCCTCCTCCATGTAAGAACGAATAACTCTCTTCAAATCTTCCATCATCATCTCCATCAATTCAATTTATACATGTATTATAACACAATAAGCAATAATGTCAACCATTATTTTCAATTTTTTTAGAACAGGTAACGAGGACCTGTCCATTGAACATCAATGTGTTCATCAAAGATGTTTCCTCTTGCTTTATTAGTCGCTGGAGCAGACCAACCTGCCGCCATAAGGATGTCACCTTTCTTGAACTTAGCGGTATCTTCTTTCACAATGAATCCCCAGACACTTGTTTGATTGTCTTTGCGGATTACTTTGTCGTAAACACGACCAGAAGAAACGCTTAGTTGAGTTCGAAACGTATCGGCACGATCTTTTGCCCATTGGATGGTTTCGCAATATTCTGATTTTGCTGAAAAGCGGTAGTAGTCTTTAGAAATAACTTCAAGAAGGTTGTCAATCGCATCAGTATAACTCATAATATATTCTCTCTTTAATTCAATTTATACACGTATTATAGCATACTGAGCGAGAATGTCAACCGGTTTTTTGAATTATTTTATGATCTATTGTGCCAAGGTTCCGATTGTCGCAGTTCTTCTTTTAAACTCTTAACATGCGATCTGTGGATCTTACAATTCACGATTCCATTATAATACTCGTCTGATAACAGAACTTTGCGTTCTATTTGCTCGACGATTTCTAAGTATGACATGACGCCTTTAGTGGCGCATAGGTGAAGTATCTCTCTTTTAAAATTGTCACGTCCATGTGACTCAAGCAGTTCCTTAACTAGTTCAGAAGAACCGTAGTAAGACATCCAGTCGGATTCTTTTATGACGATCCGTTTGCGTTTCTTACCCTTCAGTGGCGGAAGTTTTGTCTTCGATTTAAATTGTTTCTTTCCAACATATTTCTTGTTGTTGGATAGATCAGTGATAACATAGACAAAGCCCATGTTATCGCCAATCATATCGGAGGTGAACTCCTTCTCATTATATAACCACATATATTAATCTTCTGATTTAACTAGTGTCCAAATACCATATGCTAATCCTGCATATGCTCCTATCTTTACGATACCGCCTAGGAATAGTACGGCTAATGAACCAGCGATGATTACACCAGCGTCCCAAGTTGTTCTTTCAGCGATTCTATTTTTTACCCAATCTATCACTTGATCACCTCCCTTATAATGTTATGAATTACAATATTATTTATAAGCATTAATTAGTGACATAAAAAAACGCCAGCACAAAATGCTGACGTTATCGGATGCAGTTTTTGTGACAGTTAGGTGTTGTCACCATCGAAGTATTTTACTGCACTCTTATCAAATACTTTGCGATCTTCACGAAGTTTTGCATAGTCGCTTATACAGATCACTAATAAACCTATTGCAGGAATAGCGAACCATAAGTTTTGAGTTGAGTACGCAATAGCAGCATTCACAACACCTAATACTAGTCCTACTTGGACTACTAAATCACGAGTTTTAAATATTTCATTTTTCATTTTTTTCTCCATAATATTGTTCAAAACATTCACGCCTAATTTCATTCTCACGGATTATCCACATTACTTCCCGCATGTCTTTTTCGACTTCTTTGAACAGTCGTTGGAACTCTGGGTCGTTAATCACATCAAGATACTTTTGTCTTTGTTCGTCTACCTCAGCAAATACTGTTGTTGATAAGAACACAATACACAGTAATAATTTTCTCATAATAATACCTTTAATAATTTAATCAAATAGTGTACAAGCTAGTACTGTGTTATTATACAGTATTTTGACCCCTTTGTCAACCACCTATTTTAAATCGTATGTCAACCATACCCAGTCAGAATTAAATTCAGGAAACAATTTAGTCCAACCTTTGCGCCCGACAATCTCAGCACCATCAAATCCGTTTTCTATAGCCCATGGGCGTAAAACTTTCCATCCTTCAGGAATCCATTCTTCAACATCTTCTCCGCCACATTGATGAATTAGTAGTCGTTTTTTTAATTCGTAGTGCATCACAACAACTGTAAATGCTCCCACGATTTGTCGTTCAGATCCTTTATAGGCAAGCCAAAGAGAACAGCCTCCATTGATTATTTTTTGCACAACACCTTCTACAGTATACAATCCGTATCTGTCAATCGGTTTAGCTAAAAGTTCTCTTATTCGCTTTTCGTTATCAAGAAATGTTTGTGGTGAAGTCATCATTTCGATACTATATTCACTCATTATATGTCTCCTCAAATATCATCTTTTTTTGTGCGTTTTATCGTTGTTTCAACATTGTCTTGCTTGAGAAGTTCCTCAAGTTGTTCAACTGAAACATAATCTAAGTCCCAATGGTTACAAATATCATTACGATACCTTGTATGATTTTTATCAGAAGATTTTGATTTCTTCCGATTGAAGTAGTCAAGTAACTTCTTACTTACTCCCAACCCTCTTCTTCCCATTGGTCATCCGGACTCTTTTCTGGTTCAACTTCTGCACCGCAGTTAGGACAGAATGAAACAGGCAAAAGCGAAGGTGTTTCAATTATAAATTCTCCACCGCAACTATCGCAGTATACTTCTTGTCTGTTCATACTTGTTCTGTCTCCACGTTACACTTTTCTAAGAACTTTATACCATCATCGCTCTTATATGAATCTTTGTAATATACTTTCTTAATACCTGACCCGTATATTTGTTTTGCACACTCGACACAAGGCGAGCATGTTACATACATTTCTGCGCCTAATCCTGATTCGTTTGATCGTGCTAACTTTGCAATCGCATTCTGTTCAGCATGTATCACTTCAGGTTTAGTTACAAGGAATTGTACATCACCGTTGGGCCATTTGACCTCTTCTTCACACACATTTTCCCATCCTGCAGGTGTTCCGTTGTATCCTATGGAAATGATGCGATTATCTTTTACAATAATCGCACCTACCTTTCTTCTCTCACATGACGACAATTCTGCAAATCTATGTGCTACATCTATATATGCTTGTTGCCATTTATCCATTAAGCAGCACAACCCTGTCCATCAAATCCGCACACTTCGCCTTCTGGAGTATTATCACCCCAACCCCATTCACCCTCCATGCCGTTTACAGAATATTCTGTTACACGTTTTTCAAAGAAGTTATCATGTGAAGCACCATTCAGCACCCAATCCAACCAAGGCATCGGATTTTCTTTCGCATTAAACTTTGCTTTCATACCGAGTTGCAATAAACGTCTATCAGCGATATGACGAATATACTGCTTCACCTCTTTCTCTGTGATGCCTTCTTGATCATGACCATTGAATGCTAACTTGATGAACTTGTCTTCTAACTTAACAGCATTCTTTGCCATCTCGTAGATTTTAGACTTCAATTCATCGTTTACGATACGAGGATGCTCTTCTACAAACTCACGGAACAACTTAGCGTTGCCTTGTACATGCATGGTTTCGTCACGAATCGACCATTCAACGATTGTACCCATACCTTTCATCTTTCCGTAGCGTTGGAAGTTCAACAACATCACAAATGATGCGAATAGCGACATGCCTTCATTGAATACTGACTGCGCAAGTGCTAATGCCAATCCAGTTTGTGTGTTGATGTTACCCTCTTTCATGAAATCAAGTTTCTGTGCCATTTCTTTGTATTCTAGAAATGCATGAAAGTCCTCGTCAGGCAAACCTAATGTATCATTCAATAGCGCATAAGCACGTTGATGTACACCTTCACGATTAGCAAATGATGCTAGCATATTTCTTACTTCGTTATTCTTAAACTTAGGAATCAATAGTTCGTGATAATTCTCGCCTACCTGTACATCTGATTGTGTGAATAGACGAAGAATCTGTGTTACAAACTCTTTCTCGCTATCACTTAACTTTGTTTTCCAATCCTGTACATCTTCAGACAACTCCGCTTCATCTTCGACCCAGTGAATCTCCTCATGCTTTTTGACTAACTCTACCGCCCATGGGTACATGAAAGGTTTGTATGCTTTACTATATTCTAGTAATCCTGTTTTTTCTGTCAACTTCTATCTCCTATCCTTCGCAGGCACGACATTCATCGTCATCGCCTTGCTCAACTGGTTTATTTAAAAATTCTAATAGTTCGTTGTACCCACCTATGTATTCACCGGCGATGTATACTTGCGGTACAGTTTTAACATCCTTTCGACCTGTAACTTCTGCTGCTGTTTTGCCAACAGACGCTAGATCAATATCATCAAATGGGATACCTCGCAATCTCAACTCTTCTTTTGCCATTGAACAATAAGGGCAATGTTTCTTCGAGTAAATGATGTTACGATTATCACCTTGCAATGCTACTCTCTCAACTTTTTCACTCACGTTTTCGGCACGTTGTTTTGCCTCAGTACGAAGATAATATAATCCTTTTAATCCTTCTTTCCATGCACGTAAATGCACTTGATTCACGTATGCTTTGTCAGCACCTGCAGGGAAGAATAGGTTGACACTTTGACCCTGACAAATATACTTTTGTCTGTCAGCGGCGTGTTGCACAACCCAGTTTTGATCAAGTTCATCTGCTGTCTTAAAGATCGCTTTTTCGCCTTCGTTCAAGAACGGCAAATGTTGAACTGATCCTTTCTTTGTAATGATAGATGTCCATGTCGTATCATTATCTTGATCTTTTTGTTGTAACAATTCTTTAAGGTATTTGTTCTTCACAAGGAATGAACCAGCACGTGTTCTGTGCGTATAGGCATTTGCCTTCAATGGTTCAATCGATGGCGATGTTGCAAGAATAACACCAGATGATGCATTAGGTGCGATTGCCATCAAATGCGAATTACGTCTGCCTGAATCAGGACCATCAGGATATGCCCCACGTTCTTGCGCAAGTAATTCTGTTTCAGCAACTGCTTCACTCTTGATGTGATTGAACACTACATCATTGATTTCTTTTGCTAACTCTGATTCCCATGCGACACCATGTCTTTGTAGTAAACTATGGAAACCCATAGCACCCAAACCAATACTTCTTTCACGAGCAGCGCTGAACTTAGCACGTTCAATTGTGTCAGGTGCGTTGTGAATAAAGTATTCTAATACGTTGTCAAGCATACGAACCAAATCACGTACAATAGACGTGTCCTTCCAATCATCGTAATATTCAAGATTCAATGATGATAGACAACATACTGCAGTTCGTTCTGCATCAGTCGGCAAATGAATTTCATTACATAGATTCGACCCATTGATTTTCAAACCTTTATCTTTCAAAGGTTGAGGAAGATCAGCGTTCGCTGTATCAATGAAGTTCAAATAAGGTTCGCCTGTTCTGAATCGTGTTTCGAGAATACGTTCCCACAACTTGCGAGCGTCAACAGTATCCTTTACACGACTATCCTTGGGATCTAAAAGATCATAAGAACTTCCTTGTTTAACTGCCTCCATAAAATCATCAGATATATTGATGGCGTTGTGTAGATTTAACGCTTTCCGTTGCACATCACCCGTTGGGATACGCATGTTAAGGAACTCAATAATATCGGGATGCGATACATCCATATAAGCAGCGTATGAACCTTTGCGTGTTTTACCTTGTCGGTACGCAATCATATCTGCATCAACTGTGTGTAAGAAAGGCATAGGACCTGGAGCAATATCGCTCACGGTTCTTACATCACTCCAATGACCCCCAACACCGCCACCATACACAGACAACCATCGTAATTCTGCGGAGTGACTGATTAAACCCTCTAGTGTATCTGGAACATAAGTTAAGAAACACGAAATGGGCATTCCTTTGCCTTGTTTCGATCCATTCGGTGCGTTCGACAATACAGGTGAAGCAAACATAAACCATTTGTTTGATACATAATTGTATAGTCGTTGCGCTAAATCTTCGTCAAGTTCTCCGTCATATTTTGACCATGCTGTTGCCGCTCGTCTGTATGCCTCCTGCGGCGATGTCTCATATTCTGTTAAGTAAAAATCCTTTAGCATTCCTAATGCATACGATGCAAGCAAAGAGTCTTTGCTCTTGTCAATTCTTATTGTCATATAAATCTATCCATTCTTGATTAACACGCCTAAACGAATGTTGGCAGTGTATGTATATACT